CGTCAGGCTGGCAGGTTATCGCGATGACAGAGTGGACGTCGGTTACTGGCGGAAATATGACAACCAGCTATATGGCGCAGATCAACAGCGATATTTTGCAGCTAGGAAAAACCAACGCCAACGCTTCCAGTGGCCAATATTGGGATTATATAGTCGATGCGGCATCGGGAGTTACAGATCCGGGTCTCACATATACACCCTCAACTGTTCCGCTTATAGCCGCCAAAGTAAACGAGGCTTTTGCGTCACAAAAATCGGCAACCACTGGACTGTCTACGATGTTTTCTCTTGATACCGGTCCGAATACATGGAGAATGCAAGGGAATAACGGATTAGAAATTTGCGCAGCAAACAACCCAGTCTGTATGTTAACTGTCTATTCAAATGGTAATACGACGTCGGTGAATAATTTCAATGAAACTCAAACAGCAAGTGTAAATGACCGTGGTGGTACTGGAATTGGAAGTCCGATTCTCGTATCTAATCCAAGTTCTTACTATCCTACCGGCGTCACAGAATACTTCCCAAGCTTGTCCGCTGGCCAATACGGAAGCATGTTGTATGCCTATGACCAGATTGGCGATCACTTTTCATTGCACATGGAAAATACAGGATCAGCGAGCATTTTCGGAATAAGTGGCTCACAAGAATTTTCATCGACACCAACAGATATACTGCAAGTGTTTGCCAATGGCAATGTGGCAATCCCCGCTGAAGCACCGTTCGCAGGGTATGCCGCGTGTTTCACGACAGGCGGAACAATGGGTCACTGTACGTCAATTATAGGAGCAACCGGAACGTGTACGTGCGTCACACCGTAGCTTGTATTCAGCAGGGAAATAACATGCAATTGACAGCGGTAAAAGGGCCAACGGGGATTTAATGGAAAATGCGAAGGACGGAAAAGACGAGAAGTTAATATGTTTCCAGTGCATCCATGAAGATGATATTCACAGGCTGCTGAAATCGCTTCTCGACGGAAATGGTCAGCCGTCCCTCATGCAGAGGTATACCGTGACTGAAATAGCGGCAGGAAGCAATGTAACGGTAGGTACATCTGGGAACACAATTACGATAAATTCTACAGGTGGTGGCGTCAGTCAAATCGTCGCTGGCACCAATGTGAGTATTTCGCCGTCTGGCGGAACAGGCGCTGTGACGATCAACGCTACGGGGGGCGGAGGCGGCGGTGTGGCGATTCTATCGAGTCAGGCCGCGGTGAGCAGTTGGCCGACTATTAATGTTTCGGGCGGATCGGGCGGTTCTGGCGGGGCAGGCTGGTATATGGAGTTTGCTGGTTGGTAGTTGAGGCGAACGCGAGTACAACGCTGGCAACCAACGTCTACAACAGCGCACAAAGCAACACGGCGGTGACATTCACTTTTCCGGCACTGACTGGCGGTTTGTTCTATCACTGCGATGGGAATTAAGTGACATCATGGTAGTAGCTTGCACCGGTAACTAAGTTGTGGGCGCTGCGGTGCCTGAGCAGGACCAGAATCTACGATAGAGGGACGGGCCAAAGGAGGGCCTGAGAAATATGGCAAACAATCTCAGGCCCGCATCATCTATCAATGACCTCCGCACCCAAGCCCACATGCAACTCTCTGCTCGCCTTGAGTCCATCGACCTCACGCCTTTGCTTATCAGGACTCTAGGAAACAACCTCCCGGCATCCATCTTGCCCTACTTGATATGGGAACTCGATATGATGATTCCGAGTGTCCCGATGCAGGCGTTGGGCGTAACATCCCAGACCATCATCCAAAATACTCTTCGGCTTCACAAGATCATGGGCACGCCGGGAGCAATCATCCAGGCTCTCGGGCTCTGCGGCGCCACTGCGACCTGCTATGAGGGGCAGACGTCGTGGGGAGGATCTTCATATCCCGCTGACCAAGGGTGGGCCGTCTTCCGCGTGGGAGTGAGCGGATCAGGGCAAGCCCCAATTGGAGTTATCAATGGAGTTAACCGGTCTTTCAACCTTCCTGCGGTGCCAGTCGGGAATTCGTTGCGAGTCTTCTACAACGGGCTTTTGCAGCCAACCACGAACTACACCACATCAGGAACAGGACTCACGATGTCCTTTGCTCCTGCGTTGAATTCTGCGTTGGATGTCCTGATGCGCAAGGCCACGGACGGCACTCCGCTCTACTTCGATGCCGTTGTGCCGACCGTCTCGGGTTCGAATCTGGTACTGCCAGACGCCCCGATTTCCATTGAACTCTACCGCAATGGATTATTCCAGATCATGGACACCACGCCAGCGCAACTCGGCTACATGGCCACAATCATTAACTTCTTCAAGCCCGCACGGTGTCTGCTGGATTCAGTGTTCTCGGAATCTGGAGAGGATTACTACATCCTCGACGGCAACACCATCATTCCATCTGTCCCGATTGGCAGCGCATCTTTTCTCGCTTGGGGAACCTACGCCGGAAGCGGAACTGAACCAAACTTTGCCGATTGGATTACTCCAGCCGGAACTCTAAACGGGATTAACAAAGTCTTTACGTTGCCGCAAGCCCCGAATCCCGCCGCCAGCCTTCGCCTTTACCGCGGATGGCAAGTTCTGAAGCCGGGAGGGGTTGACTTCACGTTGAGCGGCGCAACGATCACCTACACCATCGCCCCGCCGCCCACGGCCACGCATCTGGCATTCTATCGCTACTAGGGTGCGGTACAATCGCTTTGACGGGTACAGAACCAGTCTGACTCGCCACAGAGCCTCTTATCAAGGTCCCGCGGCGAGTCTTTTACTTTGGAGGGAATACCGATGGAAACGAAGATTGAACCGAACGAAACCGCTATTGTGACTCCTGTCATGCTGCCAGCCTGCCCGTATTGCGCAGACGATCCGGCCCGGCTCTCGATCATGAACCAGATCTTTCCTGGCGGCATGATTGGCGCCATCATCTTCTGCGGGAATCCAGAGTGCCGGAAGATCATCTCGACGCAGATCGTTGGGCGGATTGAGCAACAGATAGCAAATCAGGACTCGAAGCCTCAAGAGGCCGTAGTTGCTGGCCCGCAGTTGGTGAAGTCTCCGGAGGCCCTGTGAAGCGATCAGTAAAGCTCATCATCGCCCTCGCCGCTCTCTGGCTTTGCGCAGCCTTTGCCATCGCCCAGGCTCCCATCGGAGTTTGCCTGAACAATGTCGCACAGACCATCTCAAACGGCGTCATTGCTCCGATTCCCTACGCCACCGTTGCGCTCTGCACGCCAGGCTCGACAGCGGCCAATTGCGTGGCGAACAAAGTCGGCATCTACACCTCGACAGCCCTCAGCACGGCAACCCCCACAAACCCATTCACATCTGACGCTGGCGGCAACTACTTCTTCTGCGCCCATGTGGGGCATTACGGGCTTCTGATCAACTCCTCGTATGGCCAATATTTTGTTCCTGATGTGACCTTGGATGACAACTGGGCAGCCGGCGGGACGATGACCGGACCTCTCACAGATGCCGCCGGATTCATCGGTCCCCTATCCGGAAACGCCAGCACGGCATCTGCCTCTGACCATTCTCCTACTCAGTGCGGGTCAGGACTCTACTCTCAGGGCGATACGACGAGTTGGTCTGCAAACTGCGCTCAGGTTCAATGGGGCCAACTGGGCGGTATACCCTCCCTCGTGACGAGCTTTAACACCCGCACAGGAGGTGTGACGCTGACCGCCGCTGATGTGGATGCAGTCGGCAACATCACCAATAGCACGAGCGGCAATGCTGCCACAGCAACAGCGCTAGCCGCAGCCGGAACGACGTTGACGAGTCCTGCTGTTGCCAAGGGTGTGGACGCTTCGGGTAATGCTATTGCTCAGACCTTCTCTTCTTCCTTTACTACCAATGGATATTCATTGCTACCGGGGGGGTTGATGATTCAGTGGGGGCATAGTGGCGCAATTGCCGACGGTTCGCCTGGTACGGATGTTTGTTTCAATACACCATTCCCCCATTCGGTATTTTCGGCCGGCGTGTCAGACGATTTTGCGGTTGGCGCTACGAGTACAACGTCAGTCCCAGCGCTCAGTGCTTCATCATGCGGATCGAATGGCGGAATCCATGTCTGGGGAACGCGCTCAGGTAATGGGGTTTACTGGTGGGCGTTCGGATATTAAGGATGAGGAAAAATGGCAGAGCGCAGAACGGACGTAAGCCAATTCGCCGGGGTGAACGCACTCCAAAAGGACATTGAGCGCCTAACCAAAGAGCGCGATGCGCTCTCCAAAGAGCGAGAGAACGCGCAGACAAATCTCCTTGAAGAGCACAGCGTAACACTCAAAGAGATGACGACGACCCTGGCTCTGCTCGTTGACCGCACGAAAGACCTCCCCGAGCTTGGTAAAAGGGTTACCAGGCTGGAGTCGTGGAAGGTGTATCTGTCTGGCATTGCATCGGCATTCACGCTCATCGGAACCTTGATCGGTGCCGGAATTACGCTGATGTTTCGGAGATGAAATGGATCACGGCCACGATCTTCCGCAACCCGATGATTTATGAGGTAACATGAACAGCTTTCCAAAGATCGACGTACTGGCTGCCTGCGCAAAGTATGGCCCGGTATTGAAAGTCCCGACAGGACTCGACGGTGAACGTATCATGGCCTCCCTGGCTTCTAACGAGAGCAGCACTGGCAACGACTGCGGGCCGCGCCATGAACCCGCATACGATGTAGGCGGTTCGGTATGGGCTTCGAGTCCTGCGCAGCGTTCTCTCGTGGCGCAATTTAGTCGCAATGGTGCCTCCAGCTTTGGCCCATGGCAGACCATGCTGATCAACTGCCCAGGGTTTACTCCTGCCGAACTCGAAACCAGTCTTGACGATTGTGCGCGGTCATTCGTCAGTCACTTCAATTCCTACGTGGCGCACTTCGAGCCCAAGAACCTGACTGAGATCGGGCAAATCTGGAACTTGGGACACAAGACAGTCAATCCGCCAACTGGCGTTATCAAATACTGCGCTGATCTGCAAAAGGCGTACGATTCTGCCGTGAAGCAATCCACATCTGGTGTATCCTGATTTCAATATGATTTGGTTTATCAAAAACCTGTTTTGGAAGCGCCTCTGCTCTCTTTGCGACGGCAAAGGTTGGATTGAAGTCGGCCATCGCGAAGGAATTCAGGAGCATCTAAAATGCTGCGTTTGCAGCGGGAAGGGACCG